TCAACTATATCTTTGTATTCCCCGTCTTCATCATCAAAGAAATCTCTAATATCTTGTGGCATTGTTTTTCTTTCAGGCATACGGATTGTATTCTTCATTCTTGCATCCGATTCCGCCTTTAATTGTGCCAATTCCCCCGCAAATACACCAGAATAAGTATAGATTTCTACTTCTTTATCTTGATCTGGTGGTGTCAAGGATATAGCATTGAATACAGCTCCACAAACGGCGTCTGAGAGGTCTTTAGATCCTTTTCTAGGGTGGTCTACCTTGTCCTTCATAATACGTAGCTGAAGCAATTCATCAATCAACAATTGAATATGTGGACCATGCAATCTCTCTTCAGTTAAAGTAAGAGACATATCTTCATAATGTTTTTTTGCTACAGATAAAATTTCTGTTTTAATACCATGAACACCAAGTTGTTGCATCATATCGTGTGAGTTCCAGCGGTCAAATGTAACAAGTTTAAGATTAAATCCTTTATCCCGCACACTTGTAATATAATCTTTTACTTCTGTAAAATCAACTGATTTAGAAGCTGTTGGTGTCCAATATCTGACTGCATCAACTACAATTCTAGGTGCTGCTTGCTTAAAATTTTCACCAATCTTCATGGTTACCCAGCCGTCAACGTGGGCTAATGCTACTGCACAATGGTCATGTTTTTGTGCCAAGTCAACATGCATAAAATACTTAACATCTTCTTTTGGAACAAAATCATCATCAAATCTTCCATATGAATCAACATTTAATTTAGGATTGCTAAATGCTTTTTCAATTACTAAGCGATTTTTAAAGAATGCATCCGTTGCGTCTGGTGGCATACATGCAAAACGAGACAATGCATCTGTTGGATCTGTATAAAAGTCAATTGTAAAATCTTCAATCTTACGGGTCGGGTTAATATCCCAAGTTGGTCTCTTTAATGCATATACCCTAGGTACTTTATAAGAAACAATATGGTCTTCTTCCCATTCAATTTCAAATTCATTACCATCAGTTCCATCAGGAAGATCGGGATCTACTTTAAATTTATTATGACGAATAACAGTTTCCTTTTCCGCCACAACTTCGTTGTATCTTTGCTGAATATAGTCATTTTTAAAACGTGGGAATGAAAGTAGAATTACTTTTCCAAAGTCTGGAAAACGAGAGTTGACAGATGCACGATACATCTTATAAATTGATGATGCAGTTTTAGCTTGCTCATGACCTGAAGTTGATTGCAATTCAAATCCTGAGATCTCATCAAGAATAACTACAAGAACGTTATAACCTTCCCATGCTTCACGCTCTGAGTGACCTGAGTGAACTGTAACTGATTTATCAAACTCAACCATGTTTGCTTTAGCGACATATCTTCCCTGAAACCACGGTGACTTTTCAATACGCTGATTAAATCCTTTAAAGAAAACTCGGTTAGCCTGAATAGCGTTAATAGCAATGTTAATAATATCAATAGCATCGCCTGGTGGCTTACCAAAATATCTGGCGGGATCTGCAAGACATAAAAGCAAATGCACCATATATGCACAAGCAATAGTAGATGTATAGTCTTTTCCAGAACCCTTGCCCAGCTGCAGGATTACTTCATTACATGTTTGTTTCCAAATCTTTTCGCCTTCAACTTCACCATATATATTGTGTAATGTTTCACGTTTGTAGATTTGAGTGGATGCTTTAATCATTGTATATTGTAATTCAGACAATGGCGGAAGGCCCAAATACTTTTTATCTGTTACAAATTGCTCCAAAGTTGCTGGAGTTTCATCAAATTCATCACCTTGTAATGCATCTAAAAATACATTAAAATCAGTCACTTATTACAACTGCCTCTACTTGCCCAGTGACTTCTGACAATCTTCTTGATACTTCCCACTTGCAATGTTCACAAGATGAAGTTACATCTCTAAGAATACTGATAAGGACTTCTTGCTTTCTTTCTGATTCTAGAATTTGATCAGCCATATCATTGTTCTCCAAGACTCCCGCCTTGTTTAACATATCAATTCTTTTAGCTTCAATATCAGCAATAAGTTTAAGAGATTGGGCTTTTACATTTAATGCATCTTGCATATCTGCTTGCTCTACTGTACGCCATGCTTCTTTAATAAGCATATTGTAATGCTCATCTGCTCCCGCCAAAGCTTCTCTAGCACGGGCTTTGATCGCACTGTTATCTTGAACAAGTTCTTTCCAAGTTTGAATATGACTATCAACTTGAACACGAGTCAAATCAAGTGTACGTGCAATTGAAGCAGGAGTGCTACCTTTTAGCAACTCCTCAACAACTTTATTCATCTGGTCAAATTTGCCAGCTACTTCTAACTCGTTATCTGCCATTATCGGTTTTATAGAAACCTGATCCTTTGAACTGAATCCCCGCAGGGGTATAAACTCTTGTCATATTATAACCACAGCTTGGACATGGCGGGATTACTTCTGGATCAGAAAATGATCTAGTTATTTCCTCTGTTCTATCACACTCAATACAAGTGTAGTCATATTTTGGCATACTTAATTATACTCCTTCATACCCATTCTTGTCAATGGCAACTTTAAGTAAGATTAAATAACCAATCAAATCATCAATATCATTATCGCCAGCAAAGCCCTGATTATTTTTAATTCTATTAAGCTTGTCATCAATTCTAACTTTGATCTGCTCAATACTATCTGATTGTGCAAAGATTCTGTTTGGAGAAATGGCAGAATCTCCGTATGATATATTCTTATCAATAAGCATTCTTGCTACGTCCATACACTTATTTAAAATTCTATAGCCAGACGGTGCATTTACTGCATGAAGATATAAATCATCATAAACTTTAGACACTAAAGTTCCTCTCTATATAACATTTTAAGACCGTTTACAGTACCAATGTCTAGGTACTTACCTTTGGCGACTACCGCCTTTACATCTTTTCCTTCATTAACCCAGTCCATTATCTGCACACCTGGATTTGGCAATTCTTCGTCAATATAAACATTTTGTATTGACATTGCTCCCCACATATAAGGATACTCACAATCTTTATCCTTGTCAAGAGCATCAATAACATTACCAAATTCATTAAACTTAATTTGACCTACCCGCCCCATTAAATCTTTGTGACAATCAAAAGCTGCCAAAGTGACATCTGCTTTTGATTCAGCTAACTGTCTATAGAATTCTCCATCTGATCCTGGCATATAGGTATCAGGCATACCAATTATATATTTAGATTCTGGGTTTACCATCATCTTTAACAATGCATCAGACATTGTTGATGGCTCAATCTCATAAACAACAGCTTCGGGTGGAAGGTCCATTTGGTTTACAATTGGAAGCCATGTTTTTCTTGTAGATATTTTAACAATATCGCATACCTTTAACATTTGCTCCACATGCCATTGAAGCATGTTTTGATTATCTGTTAATGGTAAACAAAACTTTGGAATCCCGCCAAGTCTTGAAGCACTACCCGAAGCTGGTAGTAATCCTATTATAGCTGCCAATTTTGAGCCCGTCTACGATCAATATTCCATCCACCATTTACTACAAAATTTTCTGCTTTTTTAAGATTAAAATACATCTCATTATTTACAAATGTTTCATGATTTCTTTTAAGAAGATCTGGGTTGCTATTAATAGTTTGTGAAGGTCCCAAGGGTGCGTTTACTTCTATAGAACCATTGACATATCCATCTTTAATTGAAGAACGCATCATTCTTTCATAGTAATCATTATCTTCAAAGTAAATTGGGTAATAGTATTCATCAAATAATCCTACATTTCTTACAACATCTTCACCAATTGTAAATGCACTCCAGCCTTCCGTGGTCATAACAAGCTTGCCTTTATCACTAGCATTATGAAGTTGCTCAAGAGATCCTGGAATCCAATGTGTGTCTGCGGAGGAATACATCCAATATTCTTTAAATGGATAAAGCTTAATACCTAAATTCCATGAACCTGACATTCCTAAATTGGACGGGAGATTAAGAACTCTTACATTCAAATCTGCTCTCTTAGGAACATAGTCTTCCTTACCATTATTTATAATTATAATTTCTTCTATTGGATAATCAATTGTATTTAGATTTTCATCCAACAAATCATATCTATTTAATACTGGTATTATCAATACTGGTATCACTACTTAGTCCACTTTCTAGGTTTCTTAATCAAATCAAATCTTTCTAACGCCCGCTGAATTGTCATATGAGAGCATTTAGCTTCCATAGCCATTTGAAGAACAGTTTTCTTTTCGGTAACATATCTTTTCATTACCCACTCTTTGCTCTCCCAAAGTTTTGTACTTTTAGCCATTATACCTCCTCACACAACTTCATTAACTGCATACCATGCTATCCCCGCCGCATCAGCGACATTATCATTTTCAGTGTCAACGCCCAATGTTCTCGCAAAGTCAATCGTCCTAGACTTTCTAATGTCTCTGATTTTTGCCTTGTACCAGTTTTCAGACTTTCCTGGAAATTCATCTTTAACCGCCTGCTTTTCAGCTTTTGTAAAATTTTTGTTGCCTAAGTAAGATTGCCAGGTTATGGGATGAACTTCAACAACCTGAACATTATCACTAAGTAACTCTCCCATTATAGCACC